GTAACAGAAACTGTTTACCTAAAGTTACACGAAACTTATCAAGGTAATAAGATTGTTCTTAAGGAAACAACAAACTCAGTAAGTAAGAGTGTAATGTTATGGGATGGTGAAAGTTATTGGAAGCTTGATGCACCATTTTGTGGCAAGTCTTGTGCTACTAAATATGCAAAGGTAGTTATCAAAAAAAGAGGAAAGTCATTGAGAGAAAATATACAGCTCATTGATCTTTGTTCGGAGTCTTACAGATTGGTGGCTGAGAATGGCAACTGATGTTCAGGCTAAAAGGAGATTAGTTCAGGGTAAAAAAGTAAATTACAGGACCAATAACCCTCAACTAAAATTAGATGTGATTAGAGAGTCTAGTGGATATTTACTGCTAGATTTTACTCACACTAAGTACAGTGGTAAGGCAACTATTAAAGTAAAAATAGATGGCCTTGATAGAAAGTTTTATCGTCATGAATTAGATGATAGAAAAAAGGAGGTAATCAATGACTCATACTTCAAGTGAGTGGACTATACACAGAGGCTATTTGGGAGATACAAAGGGTTTACCAATAGCTGATACTTTAATCTTTGTTAAACACAAAGAGAGAAGTTACGAAGCGATAGCAATCTTTACAGGAGAGCATCGCAACGTCTACAAAAAAGACAAAGACAGTCTTTTTAATTATTTATCTGATCCATTAGAGTGGGAGATAGATAAGATAAAAATGTTTATGTATAACAACACAGGTTTTATGCATAGAATACTTAACAAGAACAATAGAACTTTAGAAGTTAAAAGCTACCTAGAGTCAGAAATAAGAAAGGATGAAGAGGCCAATGGATCAATACGGTTGGAAGGATGCCATGCATAATATAGTTCAGGCTATTAATGAAGGCATAAAGATGGAGACTGCTAAACTAAAACCTGACGAAAAAATTAAAGTTGAGGTTGTAGATAACAAAGATCATGCAGTTGTTAACGTGACTAGAGTAAAAAAGGAGAAAGACAATGACTAGACCAACAGAAGAGGACTATGGGTTTAACAACACCATAAATATGACATACATTGAGGGACCATATGATATTCATGTGGTTCAGACCAATAAGGAAGAGGTCAACGTTTATGATCACGGTACTTATTTATATTCTACTAGAATACCAAGGGTAGATGTAAAGTATGTCAGCAGTGCTCGTGAGCTTAAAAAAGCTCGTGAGACTGCAATAATACAAGATGCCAAAAAGAATATTACTTGGTATCATGAGGAGGATTAATTCATGGATAATTTAGAAGAGTATTGGGCTAATCGTCATGCTAAGAGAAAAACTGAAATAATTGGTCTCTTAGAAAAGTATGTCAAAGTTAGAGGTGTCTCTAAAATTGATATAATAAATCAGAAGTTCGAATATCAAATACAAAAACTTCGTGACGAACTAACCACTATCAACAAGCTACAAGACGTAATGTAGGCTCCTGATGGGGGGATTTTCCCCCCATTTAATCTATTTTAAAATTAATTAATATATTATATAAATAAATAACTTATTTTATGAAGGGAATTATTATGGCAACGCCAACAAAAAAAGAAAATCAGAAATGGGTGTCTCAGATCATATCAAAGGATACTCAGACGCTTTTAGAAAGAATATGTAGAGACACAATGAGAACAAAACCAACTCAATTACACATGATTGTAAAAGAATATTACGATAAATTAGAAAAAGTTTAGTATTATTTCAGGATATTTTATGCTAAATTCTAGGAATGTTGGAGATATTAAAAGATCATCCACACTTCTTTGAGAAGACTGTATATAGAGTCGAGTACGTTGACGTACCTGACGAAGAGGAGAATATGGTTCAACGAGTCTTAGTTGAATTTACTGACGGTACCGAAAAATTTTATGAATTTGATGCTTGGAAAAAGATAGTAATGAAGGGAAAAGAAATCTTGGAGAGAAGGAGAATTTAATCTCCCATACTCGGTCCATGTGGAATTTTATTCCACCACTCATCTGTTTGACTATCCTCTTCCTTATACTCTTTGTAGGCACTCATTTGAGCTATAACATCCTGTAAAAAGGCTATGATGAGTTTGTTTTCTTGTTCTTCTGTCATGTAAATCTCCTTTATTTTTTCCGAACGATAACTATATCAAACTTCGTGGTTAAAAAGCCACATATTTATTTTGCATTTTGATAAATAAATAATTTGACTTTTATGATAGCCTTGTTCCATGCTGAAATGGTTATTAGTTGGTTGGATGTGCACAGGTGTTGGACAAGAAAAAGTATGTTTAAGAATGGCCTCAGAGGTTATTCATGAGAACTTTGATCAATGTGATCAATATTATGGTGTTATAGCAGAGGAGTTACGTGCACCTAACATCACCCTACAATTTGACTGCGTACAAGCCTATATCGTAGAAGACAATCTTTAATCAAACCATTTAGCGAGTCTTGATCTCCTAGGTAATATTTTAAATTTATCACCACGGTCCACGATCATCAGTATGACATCATATTTTTTTTGCTCTTGGGTGGGGACTCTGTATATCATTTCCCCACTCCTCCGATAGTATCCAACGGACATCGTTTTACTACTTACTCTTCGTGAGGCAGTTTTAATATCAATTCTAAATGTTTCATCGTCAGGAGATATGGCTATTATATCAATGAAGCCATGAGCAGATACATTTTTAAAAACTAAAAAACCTAACTCTAATAATTTATTGATGGCCACATATTCGGAAACAGTTCCTGACAAATGTTTTTTATTTAAAAAAACTTTATTCAAAAAAATCAACTCTCTTTATCCAAGGCTTGGGAATGAGTTGAACCCTACCACAGTCAGAGTCTCCCTTGCGACCCTTGTCAGCAGAAATTATTATGTAGTCGTTTGTTTCTTTTACTACATATCCAAGACTAAAAATTTTTGGTGGAGTTATTTTTATGGCATCCTCTAAGTCATGCCATCCACTGCCTAACTCATAGGCATCAATCCACTCTATTTCTACTTTATTTCCTAAGGCGTTTTTCACGCCTAAATTTTACAGTATTTTAATAGTATTTAAACCAAGGTATTTTGGCCGGGAACTAGTCTCTCAAACTCTTGATGTCTACCATTTTTACTTAAAAACCAAGTTCTTTCGGTGCTTCCATTAACAGAGTATCCTACAGTTTTTAGACTCTCTGAGCCCTCTTTAACTGCCTGAGCTACTGACTCCAAGTAAAAATCGTCTCCAAACATGACTCCATCGTCTTTTAATTTTGGCCACCAATTCTCCATATCATCTTTGACTGCCTCGTACTCATGGGCTCCGTCCACCATAATGTAATCAAAAAAGTTATTTTCAAACTTATCTAATATTTCTTTATCATCTGATCTACCCTGACAAACTCTAACCATGTCTCTACCAATAAAAAATTTTAAATTTTCTCTGAACAAGTGACTAAAATCTTGAGGCATCTTTAAATTAACATGTTCTGATGATCCTTCAAAAGTATCTAAGGCATATATTTTAACGTCAAATTTCTCTGCATTATAAAGCGATGTGGCTAAATAATGTGTGGACCTACCCATAAATGACCCTATCTCTAATATCACTCCATCATTAGGAATTTTATCAACTATGGTGTCATATGTTTCTGCATAATTAAACCATCCTGGGATTTTAAAATAGCTATGTTTCATTGTTTTAACCTCTCCGTTATGGACTCAGCTAATTCTACTGCAGTCTCATGAATAGTATTGGCCATGGACCACTTTTCATATTTATCTAAGCTTTCTTGCATTTTAATTAATTCATTAAAACACTCACAAGCCTCTTTTAACTTTCTACGGTCTATCTTTTCTCCATTAGGACTTAAGATCATATTAACCACTCCTTAAATTGTTCACCCATTATTTCAGTGGCGATGTTAATTTTAGAACGCAGACTTTTAATTATATTTTCATCCACAGTTCCCTCACAGATAAGATCAACGTATGTCACTTTCTTCTCTGTACCAATTCTATGATTTCTAGCTTCAGCTTGTTCCCTTATTTCAAGATCATAATCGTTAGAATAAAATATCATAGTGTTGGCTATATTTAAAGTAAGACCGTATCCCCCTGTTCTTGGGTGGCCTACTAAAAATCTCATGTGATGATCAGGGTTTTTAAATTTTTCTAAAATTTTAGGTCTTTCAGTTGATGGTGTCTCACCGTAAAATCCCTCTGCTGATCCCTGTCCATATCTTTTATCTAAAGCTTCAATAACTGTTCGAATATTGTGTCTATAAGAACACCATATAATAACCTTACCATCGGTCTCCTCCACAGTATCCAATAATTCTTTGACTCTATTTTCTGAAAAATCAATTAGTTTTCCCTCATCGGTTGTCATGTAACCACAAGCTATTTGATGCAATCTTTTTAACTGAGCGATTAAGGTTGCAGTAGTTAATTGCTCACCATCTATCTCAGCTAATGCTAATTTTTTCATCATCACATAAGCTTTCAATTGGTTCTCGGTCATCGGTACACGTCTCTTTAAATAAATTTTATCAGGCAAATCCAACGCCTCGTCTTTAGTTACACGATAAGAAAATTTTTGTATTTGCTTTGTCAACTCATCGAGTCTTTTGTATCCTGTCACCTTATTAAAACTTCTACCACCAAAGCTCATCTTAACTTGATCACAGTATCTTGCTTTAAAAGTATAGATAGAACTAAAACCTAATAGGTCCTCATTTAAAAAAGCACACTGAGAATATAAGTCCTCAGGAGATTTAGTTATGGGAGAGCCTGTCAATATGGCTCTATAACGAGCATAGGACCCTATCTTAATACATCTCTTAGTTCTTTTAGCTGAACCATTTTTTATAATCGTAGACTCATCTACACACATTAAAGTTTTATCTGTATAACAAAATTTTTCTGCAACCATACTTCCGTTCTTTGTTATTATTCCATCAATGTTCATTACTAAAATTTTTAATTTATTATCAGTAGAAAAAAGTTTTTCTTTTATTTCTTTTTGTTCTTTCTTTGTCTTGGCCCCTTCCCAAACATGAACATCATACTCTATATGTTCTGCTAAATGTTTTCCTAATTCTTCTCGCCAATTGTATTTAATTCCATTAGGACAAATTACTAAAAGATTATTTACTTTTCCGTTATCAAATAAAATAGAAACACCATCGATAAGAACTTTAGTTTTACCACAACCCATCTCCATGAATAAAGCATACTCAGGAGTTTCTTTTTCAAATGAATTCATCATACCCGCAAGACCAACCAATTGATGTTCCATAGGCTTTGTTTTGAACTTGTATTTATTAACCAACATATGTAGAGTTTTTATTCTAGTATCGCAGAATATAATAATGAGTGAGAAAAGCAAAGTCTATGTTATTCAGAATGTAATGAGAAAACATCCTGACGGAACGATAAGAGCATTAAACTATGCTCAGGCAGAAAGATTTGGAGAAATAGTTTTTTTATTTGATGGTCAAAAGCAAGTGGTTATGTCTCCACAACCAACAATAAGGAAACTCAAATCTCTTCTAAAAGGGTTCAAAGACAACGATTATTTACTTTTAGTTGGCGACCCCGCACTTATTGGTTTGACTTGCTCAGTCGTATCAAGTATTACTAGTGGTAGATATAATATGTTAAAATATGATAGATTAGAAAAAGATTACTTTCCTATCAGAGTTGACATTTATAACTAAGAATAAACAAAGGAGAATAATATGGCTATTAACTTAAGACGTGAAGAGAAGGATTTTCAGGTAACTGAAGTAGATCCAATATCAAAAGGTGCTCAGGATTACCTGAAAGCTGAAAAAGAAGTAGAGGACCTAGAAGCTTTACTTAAAGTAAAAAAAGAAGCAGTACGCAAAGCAAATCAAAATTTAGTTGAGTTGTTTGAAGAGCGTGGTGTCACTTCAATTAAAATGAGAGACGGTTCTAATGTAGAAATAAAACCGTTTTACACAGGATCAATATCCAAAGATAATCAAGACGAAGCCTTTGCATGGTTGCGTGATCATGGATATGAAGACTTGATAAAAAATCAAGTCATTATAAAGTTTGGCAGAGCAGAGGATCATAAAGCTGTAAAGCTTTTCAAAGACCTAGCTCACCAAGGGCTTGACACTGATAGAGCAATCAAAGTCGAGCCATCTACCCTTAGAGGTTTCATACGTGAAATGATTGAGGGTGGTAAAGATATTCCTACAGAAACTTTTGGAGTTTATGTGGGACACAAAGTCAATATCAAGAAAGGTAAATAAATGACAGAGACAGTAAAAAAGCAAGTAGCGAAAAGCGAAACTAAGGCAGTTGCACAATTAAGTGCAGTTTTAAAATCAGCTCCACTTTCAAAAAGAGAAGCTGAGGATTACTCAATACCTTATTTAAATATGTTAAGTAAGGGTTCACCTCAAGTTGATGAGGAGAACGATAAATTTATAAAAGAAGCTAAGAAGGGACAAATATTTAATACCGTTACAGAGAACTGTAGTGATGTATTAACCGTGTTGCCTGTCTACTATAGAAGGAGATATGTAGAATGGTATAATGACAGAACTAAAAATAAGGCCCCTGTAAATGAATATCTCCCTGAAGAGTTTCAAACTTTTCAAAAGGAAGGTAAAATTGTTCGTGGTGACGATAAGAAAGATCGCTTTGTTGGGAAAGGTGATACTTATGTTGAGAACACTGCTGAGCATTATGTTATCGTTATTGATGGTCAGAGTTGGTACAAGGCCCTAATAAAAATGAAGGGTTCACAACTTAAGAAGTCAAAGCAGTGGAACTCAATCATGTCAAATCAAAGAAGAGTTGATGGTGATGAGATTTACCAACCAAAAGACTTTGCAATGTCGTACAACTTGTCAGGTAGACCTGAAAAAAATGATCAGGGTAGTTGGCACGGTTGGGTTGTCAGTCAAAATAAATGGATTGACGAACTAGGTTTAGTTAAGATTGAGGACATTTTAGCTGACGCTAGTCAATTCGAAAAAACAATTCACAGTGGGGAGTTAAAAGTTGCTCCTCAGGAAGATGAAACAAGTTCCCCGCAAGGGGAGTCCTCTCAGAACGGTGATAACATTCCGTTCTGATTAATAGCCGCGTAACGAGAGCGTGGATTCTTTCCTCCTCTAACGCTCTCACTTGGCCAAGACATGACTTTTCCGGCCTCCTTTCGGTTCGTGTCTTGGCCTACAAGCTATTAACATGAGGTACTATGGAGCTAAAATTAGTAACTAAATTTAAAGATATATTCACAGGGCTAGAGAGAGCCCATGGAGTATTCGAGAAAAAAAATGAGCCACAAGAAGGCGTAAAGGTCGAGGCTCATATGAAAACGGTCCACGAGCCACCGTCAATAGAAAAATTTCAATTACATTTAAATGGAGAATATCCCGCAATGGGAATAGTTCCTATAAACGATGATGATCAATGTAAGTTTGGTGCGATAGATATTGATGTTTATCCACTTGACCACAAACTATTACTTAAAAAAATAAAACAAAAAAAGTTTCCTTTAGTAATGTGTCTATCTAAAAGTGGTGGAGCACATTTATACTTATTCACTAAACAATATGTTTCAGCTAAGGACATGCAGACTAAACTAAGTGAGATGGCAACTGCCATTGGCTATCCTAAAGCTGAAGTATTTCCAAAACAAATAGAACTGTATCAAAGAGAGGGAGAGGAAAAAAGAGATACAGGAAGTTGGATTAATCTACCCTATCATGGCAGAAGTCGTTATGGATTAAATGATGTGGGTGATGCATTAAGTTTAGAACAGTTTCTTTCTTACTACGATGGCCTTGTTGTTGCTTCTATTAAATCGATTAAAACCGATTTCAAGAACGAGGTTATTAAAGACGGACCTCCATGCCTACAAATACTAACTGAACAGGGTGTTTCCGATGGCTCCCGGAATAATGCCTTGTTCAACGTAGGCGTATATTATCGTAAAGCAGATCCTGATAATTACAAAGAATTAATCGAGGAGTACAATAGAAGTTATATAGTTCCACCTTTGAAATCTGATGAAGTTTTAATTGTAATTAAACAAGTAAGTCAGAGCGATAATAACGGTGCACCTAAATACATGTATAGGTGTTCACAACCACCGATTGAGTCTCTATGTAATAAAAGATTATGCAAAAAAAGAAAGTTTGGTGTTGGCAGTGAAGGAGATAGAGATCATCCTGTTTACTCCGATTTAAAAGTTTATAAGTCTGATCCACCTAGATATTTTCTTAACGTAGATGATAGACGAATTGAGATAGGTAATACCGAAGATTTAATGACTCATAAAAAAATTATTCAGGCTTGTTTAGAACAACTCAACTCAGGTATTATGAACATGAGTGCCGCTGAGTGGAATCAAACTTATAGTGATTTATTCGAGTCAATATCAATAGACTATCCACCTGAAGAGGTTACAAAAAAAGGTGAGTTCAAAGAATTACTAGAAGAGTTTTGTTTACATCAAGGAGAGGCTCTGACTATAGCTGACATATTTTTAGGTAAGTCATATACCGAAGAGGGCTTTACATATTTTGCTTTAAAAGATTTGATGGACCACTTGAAGAGAAATGATTTCAAAGAGACAAGACCTTGGGTGACAATGAGACTTAAAGAAGAGTATAATGCAGAAGACTTAATTAGGAGCATTAAAAATAGTAGAGTCAGGCTTTGGAAAATAAAACAGTTAACAATCGATGAGGTTGACCTTGAGGTTCCTGACATGAAGCAACAGAAAGATATAGAGGAGGATATACCGTTTTGAAAAAATTAACATCACAAGTTCAAGTAGATAATATCACTAGTGAGATTAGTAGAATGTTTGACTATGAATTTAATGGTCAAACAGAATTTACTTTACCTGACTTTCAAAAACCCACACAGGACTTTAACATAGGACTCATAGTGGGAGCTTCAGGAAGTGGTAAGTCAAGTTTGTTGAAAGAGTTTGGTCAGGAAGAAAATATTGTTTGGGATAAAAACAAAGCAGTTTGTTCTCATTTTGATAGTCCTGAGGAGGCTCAGGAGAGATTATCTTGTGTTGGTTTTAATACTATACCCTCTTGGATGAGGCCCTATCATGTTTTGAGTACAGGAGAAAAGTTTAGGTCTGACTTGGCTAGACGTGTAAAGGACAACGCAGTTATAGATGAGTTTACTAGTGTAGTTGATCGTAATGTAGCTAAGTCTTGTTCCAATGCCTTACAAAAATTTATAAGAAATAAAAAAATTAAAAATGTTGTCTTTGCTTCTTGTCATTATGACATCATTGATTGGTTACAACCTGATTGGGTTTATGACACAAACTCAAGCAAAGTTGTGACAAGGGGGTTACTTAGGCGACCCAAGGTCGTTTTGGAAGTCGTTCCTTGTTCCCCTAAAATATGGCCATACTTCGCTGACCATCACTATCTCACAGCAGACATCAGTAACGCATCACGATGTTGGCTTGGAACATGGGAAGGAACTACAGTTGGATTTGCTTCAGTCATCTTCTTCCCCTCAGGAACAATCAAAGAAAAAGCATGGAGGGAACACAGGACAGTGATACTTCCTGATTTTCAAGGTTTAGGTTTAGGGGTTAGATTATCAGAGGCAGTTGCACAACAATTCACGAACATCGGTCATCGTTTCTTTTCTAAAACAGCTCATCCTAGGTTTGGTGAATATCGAGAGGCTCACCCTGAGAAGTGGAGACCTACTACACATAACAAACAAAACAGAAAAGAAGACTACGAAAAAGAATTAAATAGAATTGCTTCAGGTAAAAAAAAGTCTCCTAACTTTGGGGGTTACTCTAAAGAGCTCAGAGAAAAACATAAGGAGAGAGTTTGTTACGCACATGAGTATATTGGATAGAAAAATACCCACAGTTGTCATAGGTCCTCCTGGGACAGGTAAGACAACTTACATTTTAAATAAGATAGAAGAATATTTAGACAGTGGTGTTAGCATAGATCAAATAGCTTTCTTTTCTTTTTCTAATAAAGCAGTGGATGAGGCCAAGGAAAGAGCATCACAAAAATTTAAGGTGCCAATGAATCAGCTAGAACATTTTAGCACAATGCACTCGTTTGCATTAAGACAGATGGGACTAACACGAGAGCACATAATGAGTAACAATGATTGGAGGAACATATCAAATGAACTTAGGATTAATATTAACGTTAATAATGATGATGACATATTTTTCAACAACTATGACGACAAATATGTTGATCTTATAGAAAAATCAAAAAGGAGAGATATTTCTTTACGTGACTGTTGGGCTATGTTTGCCAAGGATATAATTTGGCATAAGCTAGAATACATAGATAAGGGCCTAAAAGACTATAAAAATTTCGGATATGAGAAGTTTACAGGGGGTACAACAGGATATCTCGTAAAAGATCAAGGGCCTAAAATAGACTTTACAGACCTAATAAAAAAGTATGTTGAGGGTAGTTTTTATAAGGCATTTACAGTTGTCTTCTTTGATGAGTCTCAGGACATGTCCACCATACAATGGAAAATGGCAGAAAAGATTTGGAAAAATTCTGATAAATCTTATTTAGCTATGGACCCTAATCAAGCTATTTATACTTGGGCAGATGCTGATGTTGGGAAGGCTATTCAAGTAAAAGAAGAAGCAAAAAATTTAATTGTTTTAGATCAATCCAAAAGAGTACCTAGAAAAGTTTGGGAGATTGTAAATCGTGTTGAAGAGCAAATCGTTGGATACGATGATATCAAATGGTCACCAGCAAATAGAGATGGAGCAGTAGAATTTATAAGAGGCATTTATCATTTAAATATGGATGAAGGAACTTGGCTTATCATGGGTAGAACAAGAACCATACGTGATAACATGGAAGAGGTTATGAGAAAGAAAAATATTTTTTTTAGAGTCAAGTTAAAAGATAATAAATATAGATATTCAGTTAAAACCCAAGAAAGAAATGCTATACTCACTTGGAAAGATTTGATGAGAGAAGAGAAAAATGAGGTACCGATTAGATTGGTAGAAAATTTATATAAGTGTCTTGGTAAAGAGTTTGTTGCTAGAGGTAATAAGAAAAAAATATCTGAGCAAAGAAAAGCTTTACCTGATAAAAAATTATCTTTTTTAGAACTCAAAGATAATTTTGGATTACAAGCTGAGTTCGGAACTTCTTGGACAGAGGTTATGACAACAATCAATACTGAGACTGTTGCATACTTAGAAAACCTAGAGTCAAGAGGGGAGAATTTAGCTTTAGAGCCACGAGTAACTTTATCAACTATTCATCAACAAAAGGGTGGAGAAGCTGAGAATGTTATTGTGTCTCTAGACATAGGAAAAATGGCGTATGAGGAATACAGGATTAATCCTGTAAGTGAACACAGACTTTTCTATGTGGCGTTTTCAAGAGCTAAAGAGAACCTTTACATAATAACACCACAATCAAGAGAGGCTTACAGAATATGAGTAAACAAATAGGTATGTTTAAACCTAAATCAGAATGGGTTCCACCCATGGATTTTCCTAACATTAAAGACGCTGAAAAAATTGCAATAGATTTAGAAACTAAAGATCCTAACATTATGGAGAAAGGCCCAGGGTGGGCAACTAATGATGGAGAAATAATTGGCGTAGCTATAGCTGTGGATGGTTGGAAGGGATACTATCCAATTCGTCATGAAACAGGTTTTAATCACGATCCACGGGTCGTGTTTGATTGGCTAAATGAAATGCTCTCAGGAGAGGGAGAGAAAATAGCTCACAATGCCACCTATGATTTTGGTTGGTTAGAGGCTGAGGGAGTTAAGTGGAATGGTCGTATCATTGATACAATGATTGTCGCTCCTCTTATTAATGAAAATAAATTTAGCTATTCTCTTAACGCAGTTTCAAAAGAATATTTAGCTGAAAGTAAAAGTGAATTTTTATTAAACGAAACTGCTGCTCAGTGGGGTGTCGATGCCAAGAGTGAGATGTTTAAGATACCGTCTCAATATGTTGGTGAGTATGCAGAACAAGACGCTGTACTATCTTTAAAGCTTTGGGATAGACTGAAGCCTGAAGTTACTCAACAAGACTTACAGACTGTCTTTGATTTAGAAACAGATCTAATTCCTATTCTTATGAAGATGAGAAAAAAAGGTGTCAGGGTTGATTTAGAAAAATTAAAGAAAGCTGAGAAATCTTTTATTAAAAAAGAAAACGAATTATTAAAATATGTATTCGGTGAAACTAATTTAAAATGTGATATATGGGCGGCTAGGTCTATAGCTACTATATTTGATCAATGTAAAATAGAGTATCCTAAAACAGATAAAGGTAATCCATCCTTTACAAAAAGTTTTTTGGAGTTTCATCCTCATCCTATTCCAAAGGCAATTGTTCAAGCTAGAAACTTCAACAAAGCACGGACCACGTTTCTCCATACGATAGAAAAGTATCAGCATAAGGGTAGAATACATGCCAATGTTAATCAGCTAAGAACAGAAAATGGTGGGACATTGACAGGTAGATTTAGTTATTCTAATCCTAACCTTCAACAAATTCCTGCTAAGGATGACGCTGAGTCAGATATAAAAATAGGTTCTTTAATCAGGGGTTTGTTTTTACCTGAGGAGGGAGAGCAGTGGGGTTCTTTTGACTATTCACAGCAAGAGCCAAGACTTGTCAGTCACTATGCTAATATCGTTAAGTTAGAGGGTGCTGAAAAAATTGTTAAAGCTTACAATGAAGACAAAGAAACAGACTTTCATACAATCATGGCTGAGATAGGTAATATACCTCGTAAGAGTGCTAAAACGATAAATTTAGGGCTATTTTATGGTATGGGTGTGGGTAAGCTTTCTGATCAACTAGGTATTGATCCTGAGGAAGGTAAAGGATTAATCAAACAGTATAATGAGAGAGTTCCTTTTGTTAGACAATTGGCTGATGCAGTGTCTGATCACGCTCAAAAAAAAGGGGCTGTAAAAACTTTTTTAGGTAGAAGATGTCGTTTTGAATTATGGGAGCCAAAGGCTTTTGGTTCTTATCGTGCCTATCCATTAGATAGAGCTAAAGAAGAGTATGGTGAATATACTCCTCTAAAAAGATCAGGGACCTATAAAGCATTAAATAGGTTAATACAGGGGTCTGCCGCTGATCAAACAAAGAAGGCAATGGTAGACTTATATAAAGAGGGCATTATACCAATGATTCAAATTCATGATGAATTGGCCATAAGCTTTAACGGAGATAAAGAAATGCAAGAAAAAATAGTAAGTGTAATGGAAAACTCAATTGAAATGAGTGTTCCATCTAAAGTAGATGTAGCAACAGGAAATAATTGGGGAGAAGCAAAATGAGAATAATGTATCAAAATGGTGAATTATTGTTGAGTCTTACAAGGGATGAAGTGGATCACGTTAGTAAAAACAAAGGAACACCTGTTAAAATGGATATTAAAATGTTGAAAGTATTGCATGAAGATATATCGAAAGCTGTTTTAAATCATTGGTCCAACGTAGAGGTTTGGGATGCAATAGAAGAGCACCTGAAGTCTCATAAAAACAAATCTAAATCAAAAAAATAATCGTTATATTCTTTTTCGAAAGGATATGACAATGATAGAATTATTAAAAAAACTTACAAACTTTATTACTTTGGAGCACAACTCTGATAAGGCTATGAAAGAATTTTTGAAAACTGAATATAAAAAAGATTGGGAAGCAGCCTATCTTTGGTATTTAGAAGAAGGTACCTTACCTAATTTTCCAAGAAAAACTCTTTAAGTATTAGCAATAATTTCAGCAAGAGACTCACATCTTTTTGTGGTCTGTTTATGCCAACGTGAGTCTTTCATTTCTTCGGAAGCTTTTTTCCAATCTTTGACTCTCATGGCTTTCCACATTTTGGAGAAGTTGCGAACACCTTGAGTTCCAAGCTGATATACCATCTCAAGAATTACCTCTTCTACGTGGGGAGGTAAGTCGTGACCAATACACTCTTGTATAAGAGACTCAGCTCCTGCTGCGGCTCTATTTAAATCCATTTCAAATAATTCTTCTACCTCATCCATACTTATTTCCACGCCCTCAGCGTATCTTTCTCTTTCATGTGGTTTTATAAGATGGCCGATGCCGATGGTGGCCTTTCCCAGCGTATCCAAGTACATAGTTGTGCGGATGCCTTCATGGATACGGACCCTGTCTTTCAGTGAGTCTGTTAATTCTATCATTATCTAAGTTTATACCCTAAGCCACTGTATTTGTCTACAGGTCCACCTTTTTTAAACATTCTATTTGGATTAAGATTAGCGTACAGTTGAGGCAGTCCATCACCTGTCAAGTTCATATTTTGAATTCTAAAAGGAGCAAAACTTATCTCAGGGTATAAGTACCTTAAAATTTCATTATTAAAAGTCTCATCATCCATTTCACTTGGAGGAAAAATACTGTCCAAACGATTGATGTTAATTTTTTGATCATTAAAAGTTGGTGGCACAAACTGAGGACTTTCATCAATAACTTCCGCTGTTGTGTTACCACCATAAGTCACTGTTGGTTTTGGAGGAAAAAAAGTATTTTTTAAGCCTCCTAATAATCTAAATAAAGGAGCTCCTCTTTCTTGTAAATCTTGAGCTATTCTACCTAATCCAAATCCTATATCAGAACCAATTTCTTTAAATGTGGGTCCATAAGCTTTAGCGAGTCTTTCTCTTTCAGCGGCAAGACTACGAGGAGCATCAGGAGTCATCTCCAACAATGTACCTCCTGTATTAGGAACTTGTTTTGTATACTTATTTTTAAAATCAGTTGTTCTTTGTTCTTGAAAAGCTCTTCTCGCTAATCGATCTGCACTCACATCTTGGCGACCATCAAAAAATGCATCACGAGTCATCTCTCTAACTCTTGGAGAGCTACCTCTATCAAAAGCCACCATGCTTTTTTGCAAATCTTGAAAAGATTTTTTAGCCATTATGCTACCACCTGTGGTCTTTTAAAATTTTTGTAAACATCAACAATACCACCATCTTTAGCATTAAAGAAAGGTAATCCAACTGACTCTAAACCAGCGATTGTTTGTGGATTAGGAGAACCACTGATAGAGGCTAAATTTAATTGTGGCACCGATAGAGGTTTAATAATATCTGTTCCTGTATCTCCTCTTTGAACTTGTGGCTCAGTAAAAGTTACTGTGCCACCACCCTGTGGTGGATCTGAAGGGACTATGGGACCTGTGTCCTCTAAATTTTGGAGCTCATCTAAAAATATATTTGAATCACCATCTTGCTTTTGATTATCTATTTCTTCTATTATCTGATCAATAATATCAGGAGTTCTTTCTCCATCCTCTTGATCAAATAAATTTATACTGTCTAAAACATTTTCTATTTTTTCTTTAGCATCATTAATGTTGTCAGGATTAAAAGAGGGATTTAAAGCTTTTAATTCTGTATTAATAGAGGCATCTTTTGCTCTCTGTTCTAATTCACCTAAACTAGCTCTCAAAAATTGAACTATAGAAGTTTTTCTTGTTATATTTGGTAGAGTGGAATCAAAACCATCAATGGCATATCTCAGAGTGTCAGGACTAGTAAGAAAATCACTGAAACCTCTTATACCCACAATAGAACTAACTGCTCCTGGAACTCCTCCAATAATAAATTTAAGACCTCTAGTAAGAACATTGTTTTGAATAAAATTCATTCCTGCACTACCACCCAAAGCTATGTTTCTTTGAAGAAAGGCTTTGGTAGTTGGAATATTAATATTTTGTTGTCTTGCTATCATCGAGACTAAATCTTCAAAGTAACCTTCAGGAATTTTTTGAGAGTCAGGAAGACCCTCGTTTGCTAGTTTTAATAATTTATTAAAAGCTGTGCCCTTTACCTTTTTCCCTGTTCCACCTAGTCCTAACTTTTCTAAAAATGTGGTTGTGTTGAATATAACCTCTGAGCCTCCTGAACCATCAAGTTGTTTAGTGGATGCTGCAAAGGCATCATAGAACCACATTCTGACTACCTCTCCTGCTAACTTTCTATCTCCTCCTGTTATTCTTATTAAATCGTCAACTGCTGAGGGTGTCATTCTCTGTAGTAAAGGTCTTACTAATTCATCAATATACTTTTTTTGTTCTCCCCTAAATTTTCCACTTAAAGCTGTAAATATATCATCAACACTCTCTATTTGTCCCGCCACCACTCTTTCAAAAGGTTCTTTTGCAGTAGAATATATTTGTCTAAAATTTTTAATTTGAGAAATATAGCTTAGAATTTTTGCTTGTTCGTCTTTTGGAAATTTAGCTAAAAAATCATCAGCATTGGCACCGTCAAATAATTTTCTCATTTCGTCAAATGATGACCCTAGAGTTTTTTTATCAGTTCCAGGTTTACCTTTAGAAGTTCTTACTGCATTTTCTAATTGCTCAAATACAGTTTTCCAACCTGAGTAATTAATTTTTGAGTTTTTAGGATAGGTTGTTAAAAATCTTTGAGCAAAATTATAAAACTCATTATATCCTGGATCTGTTGTTTTTTGTACTCCCTTACCGTACTGTTTTTCAAATTTTGTTACAAACTCTTCTAAAAAACTTCTAAAACTATTAACAGGAATTACCTTACCATTGTTTACAATGGTTTTTTCTGTTGCAAGTATTTCATCACTAATTCTTCCCATGGTTTTATTAAAAACACCGTAAGCTTTTTTTGATTTATCAAAAATCATATTAGCTAAAGTTAATTCATCCACTCCTTTACCTAATTTGCTAGTAAAGTCTCCTAATAAACCGAATAGCTTGGTGGCTCTCTCCTCATTAACACCTTTTAATTTACTACCCAAAAAAGGAATTTGAGCAAAACCTGTTCTCAATATATTGATAAATTTACCTGCTCCTGTTTCAGGATTTAAATCAGCTATATTAAAAGCTAACCTATCACCTAAATACTCTCTTGATTTTTGAAATGCTTCTTTTAAAGCTTCACTTCCTTTAACTCCCTTTGATAAATATACTCTAAAACCCTGTATGGCTGACTCACTCATGGGCCCAACCATTCCCCAAGTAATTCCCTGTTTTATATCTTCAGGTAATTTTTCTAATTGTTCCCAAAAACTAAATTCATCACCTGTCATGTTTTTTTGTAAATAATCAAAGGCTTGTGCACCTGTCACAGATCCTAATGCATCATATAAAATTAAAGCTAATAATTTTCCATAAACACTAGGGACATATGGAATTGCTCTAGCTACGCCTGCTCTAGTGGCGACAGCCAATCCTGATATACCACCCAAAGCCTCAAATGTTTCTTCATTTAAACCAAATCTTTCTAGACCCTCCCTTTGAGAAAAAATTTCTTTTAAGTCAGTTGAGTTAAAAAAACTGTCCTCTCTCAATAAAGCTTCTTCAACTCCCAATAAACCCTTAGGTGCAAGTAATTCAAATATATTAAGAGTAGGTTCTGTAGTTTTAAACTCTTGTAACTCTTCTATTCTTTTATCTTTCTTATCTGTGACGTTGTCTAGTTCATCTAAAAAAACATTTTTATCGACCATTTTAATTACCTGATCGTTGTTCTAATTTTTTTCTTAATGACTCTAATATTTTTTGTGTTAACTCAGGCTTTAATTCTATTGCCTGAAGTGCCTGTTGCACTAACTCATCATTTTGATCTATATTAAACTCTTCTATAATTTTGTTAATAGGATTACCATACTCAATTGTAGGTCTAGCAATAGCCTCTCTCATTAAGTTAGCCCCTTCTCTAACATCTGATAAAATACCTTTTAAAGTATTAATAGCTCTAGTGGCATCACTAAGCCCTGAAATATTTAACTTACCTCTTTGATCAGCAATTCTGTTCATGGCTGGAATACGAGATGAGGAAATATCTTTTTGAAAGTTTATAAGTTTTTCAGGTATTAGTTGCTCTAATGTGGCCAGTCTTTGAATATCAGGATCAGATAAATACTGAGTCACACTGTCAGGTATTGGACTTCCTCCTCCAAATAAATCAAAAAATTGATTTATAGGTAACACTGCCTTCTGACCAACTTGTAACATATCTCCCACTAGTCCTGCTAATTTAGGATTGTTTTCCATTAATCCTATGGCTTCAGTTATCAAACTATCCAACTCAACAGCGGTGATAATCCTATTTTGATATTTTGTTTCAGTGGCTTTATCTTGAATAATCTCCATTCCACCTTGCCCCAATTTTTGTTCAGGGTCTATTCTCTCAGCATCACCTAACTCCATTATCTCTTCATAAGTTTTATATGTGGGTAATTCATTTTTTGCGAATAAAAGTTGTTCTCCTCCTTCAGGAGATCCCTTTGATCTTTTAACTATAAGCCCACCATCCTTTCGACCTTCCATATTTGAAGGTCCAATGTTAGTTATGGAGACAGTCGGAGTGCCTAAGCCAACGGGTTCATAACCCCCTGCTATTAAGTTTGCTATTTTTACTGCGTCTTTTTTCTCATCAAGAACTGTAACAGTGCCTGTTGCAGGGTTTCTTAATATTACAGGATCTTGCATACCCTTTGATTGTTCAAAAACAATTTTTAAATCATTTTCTAAATTCATTTTAGCAATATCAAACTCTCTATCACTCATTTGAGTTTTCTTAGCTAATAAAGTTTTGTAAGCCTGTAATCCCAATTGTTGTTCAAATTTATTGTTTGCTTGTATGGCTTGGAAAAAATCTCCTGCAGTTTCACGAACTAAGTTTAAAGGATCTTCTCCTGCCGCTAATCTTAAACCCTTATCTATTCCTGAAAAAGCTAAGGCTTTTCTTGTATCTCCTTTTGTATCACCATAGATACTTCTTAATAATTCTTTTTCTCTTGCCAAATTACTAGCAGTAAGTTGTGCATCATCTTTATTTAAAAATTTTTCCATAAAGTCAGAAACCAAAGACGCTGATGTGTTTGAAGCAGATTGTGATGGCATCGACAAAGGATTGCTATCAAAATTAGGTATTGTTGTTCTCATGTTTGTACTACCAAAATCAAAAGGTGCATCGACAATCAGTCCTGTGTTGGCTCTAACAATGCCCATATTCTGTGGGTTAGCTAACTGAGTAGAGGCCATTGGTGGACCCATTTGTTGAGCTTGTTGTGTTTGTGCAATACCTTGTTGTTCTTTCATTTCAAAGACAGGTTGCACTAATGCTAATACGGATAGAGGTGTATCTGTGGCATCTTGCTTTCCTACAACTGTTGCTAGTTCTTGAACTCTTCCTTCCATGGGAACCTCGTCACCACGAACTTCGTTCATTAACTGAACATACTGCTCAGGAGAAACCTTAGCAATACCATCTTTTGACGGATCACGGTCCACGGTCTCCTCTTCTTGATCTAAGCCATCAGCGATGCCAACAGCATCAGACTTTATTTCACCACCCTCAGCTTTACCAAAAATTAATTTTCCCTTAATGGTGTTAAGATAATCTTGTTGCTGTGATCCCCCCATGTTCATAAAAAGATCCATATCAAAACCTGTTGACTGTATAATCATATCATAAACATCGTTTAATAACTGAGGATTAGACATTGCATCATCAATATTAATTTGAAAATCTTGGTCAGGAACATCAGGCTTAAAAGTTTTATTACTAATAACCCCTAACTTATCTAGTAAATTAAATTTAAAAGAATCTATAGGACCTTGCATAACACGAGTAGTAGAGGTTGTCTCTCCTCTTTCAGAAGATCCTACCTGTCTTCTAACAGGCATCGCAAACATTGGTCGTTGTAAAACTGTATTCATCATCCGAATAACCCTCCTCCTCCACCACCAAAGGCGTTTAGAGCACTAAGACCTGCTATACCATAGCCTGCAATTTGCTGTAATGGTGAGGCAGACGGTGTAGATCCTATCTGACTTTGAATAACTTGAGAACTAGTTGGAGCTCCTTGATAGATGTCCGATAAGAAACCAACTCTTTGATATGGCTCATACATTTGAGACATTTGATTTTGTCTGTTTACATCTAATTGAGTTTGAGCTTGTTGCTGTCCTAAAGATCCTAAACCTAATAATGTGTTAATATCTTGAGCTCCTAGTTGCTGACCTAGAGCTCCTAACTGACCTTGTTGACCTGCGAAAGTTGCGTACTGTGGTGCTATAGAAGCTAATCCTGAAGCACCTGCCAACTGTCTATTTTGAGCATTAATAAAAGACTGAGCCTGTGCCTGAGCTAAAGCTGAAGCACGATTTCTTTCTAATTCTGCTCTTTGAACTCCCTGTCTATCACCACCGAAGGCACCTGCGGCGACTGCTTGAGCATCTGCCCCTGTCTGAGCAATATCATAGGCCCTGTTAATTTCATCTCTAACAGCGTCCTGAAAAGGATTCATAAACTGATTAATATTTTGTTGTGTAGGACTTACAAACTGTTGTGCCGCCTGTCCTAATGAAGATAGACCTGCCGCTTGAGATTGAAGAGCATTTGTTAAATAATCTTGATAAGCACCAATACCTGTATCACCTAGTTGTATGGCCTGTAATTGTTGAGGAGTCAAACCAGCAACTTGTTGCTCAGGTAAAACTATAGGCTTATCTGCTAAAGCTTTGGCAGTATCTAATAACCCTAATTTCCTAGCTTCTACTTCAGGTGCTTCTCTTACTATCTGTTCAGTTATACTCATTATGCCATTCCTATTTGTGATAAACTACCACCCTTTTCCAAACTTTTCATCATTTTATACATGTTTTTTGCTCCTTCTTTTCTCGATCCACTGCCCGCGTTTCTAACAGCTTTAGCAGTCATTACAAATTCACCATCACTTAACATCGCAGGAATATCATCCGAGGTCCCTGTTCCACGACCCACGATCTCTCCAATACGTTTAGGGTGTTCTTTTGTGTCCCCATCAGGATGTTGTATTTTTTGACCACCACCCTCTGCAAATCCTGTAACTTCACCACCCTCTGCAGCAAATGACGGAGCAATACCTTGAGGACCTGTGATATCTAACAACTGATATTGAGCATAGTTTGGACTATATAAATCTTCACTTACATATTCTTCTTCCTCTTCAGGTTTTTTTAAAAACTGTTCAGCTATAGGTGCTGCTGTTAATCCTGTGTATAAAGCAGGACCATATTGATAAGTAAAACTAGAATCTTTAGGAACTCCTAAAGCTTCAATCATTTCGTCAGACATAGGGTTTCCTGACAGCTCTGCAAATCTTTTAGTTTTAACAAAATCAGGATTGACAGATCTATCTGCTGGATTAATAGAAGAAATAGCTTTTTGTAAAAAATTTTTATCTGAAGATACACCTTCAACTTTAGGTAAGTTCACCCCTTTAATTCCACTCATAAATCTTTCACCAAGAGTGCCTTGTGCTGCATTACTTTTTAATATTCCTGCGACACCTGAAGTTGCAGTTTGAATAGCTAAATTTTTTGCAATCTCAGAAGGCTTTTGTCCTGCTAAAGCTCCTATACCTGCTCCTATTCCTAGTTTAAGTAATGGTCCACCTGGAAGAAAAGGTAGAACAAAGGGGGCGATAGGAGCTACTGTTTTAGCCACACCTGTGACGGTGTCTTTAACGTTTTGAAAAAAATCACCGACCAAAGATCCAAGACCAAACTCGCTTACCTGTGCATATTCCCTTTGTTTCATTTTATTCCTCTAATGTGGTTGCACCAGCAAATATACTCGGAGCTGTTACATGCACGTCTCTTTTAATATCTGCCTCTGTTGTTTCTGTTTCAGGATTATCGATGTCTGCCTGACATTCTTCATGAGAACTATACTCTTGACCTGTTTTAATATTAGTTACTGTTGTTTCTACTTTAGCACTATAGACAGGTATTTTGACCCCATCCAACATATCGTACCGTAGAAGTTTTGGTTCATCTACAATTTTTGCCATATTATAGTTTTATAGGCGAAAATACTAGAAATCAATCCAAAATCTGTCTTGTTTTGTCTTATGTTCAGGGTTCATTGGAAAACTAACTGAGAGTCTTTTTTCTATAGATTTAGCTTGATGATACACGCCAAGTGGTACAAAAACACAATCTCCTGGTTCTAATACTATTTCAAACTCATCCTTGACGGTAAAATTAGTTTTGCCCTCAACTTGAATAATTAAATTGTGACATACATCCTTATGCATACCAAAGCCATCAGTATCCTTTTCGTTATCTAAAACAGAAAAAAAGATATGTGCATCACATGAATAACCTGTGGCCCATTCTAGATCATGAGCAATTTTGTTAATTCTTTTATTTACTCTACTACAATCTTGTATGAAACACACGTTGTTGATTGCATAATTGTAAATATTGGAGGGAGATATAATGTTTGGAGTAGTTTGCCACTCATAAGGCACATCAGTTGGTTTACAATCAATGCCTGTTGCATGAAATTTTTCTGTGCTTAGTGGAGTATTTAATATATAGGCTAACTCCTCCCAAGAAAAAATATTATTTATTTTATTCTTATAAGCAAAAGGTTTAAATTCAGCTACTTGTTTACAAATTGACTCTTGATAATTGATCATCTTTACCTAAAACTCCTTTCACAAATGTATTAAATGCTAGGCTAATTCTAACTTGATCTGATTTTACAGTTGGCACATTGTGCATTAAACTAGATGGAAATATTACTAACATGTTTTTATGAACAGGTAAATTATACAAACTAGAGTTCCAAGAATTAAAAGACTCAATTGATGGCCTAACTTGATCTACTCTTAATGTGTTATCAAAAGAAATACAATCATCGTCTACTGTTTGCAGATAAAATACACCTGCTAAAATAGAATTGGGATGCTTATGTGTGTGATGAAATTGATCTTTCTTTGTAAGATTTAACCAAGACTGTGTAATATATATTTCACTTTCTTTGACATGCTTCAAAGTTTCATAAAAATGAAAATTAACTTTACTCATTAATTTTTCTTTTAAGCTTGGTAGTTTTTCCAAAACATAAGTATCGTATGAAGTAGTGTTACCTGTGTTTTCATATTGATCATTTAGACATAGATTTATAAATTTTTTATCTTCATCAGAAAAATTAATGTCAATATTATGTACGCTAATAGCTATGGGAAATAGACTTATAACTTCACTCATGTGTCTTCAACGCTATAGTCATTCTAAAAGAATGTTGTTTTATATTAGGTAAAGCTCTGTGAGATATGTCTGCTTTAAACTTTACTATTCTATTAAATTTAGGATAAACGCTACAAGTGGTATTGTCATTAAGAAGAAACTCAGTACCTCCACCATCAGCTAAACTCCACTCATCTGCATATATCAAATAAGTCATGTCACCATCATCTGCGTGAAAACCACTGTGCTGTGTCATTGTCTGACCGTTTGCATAAGCTCTTATAACTTTATTATTTGTTATGGTTCTAAAAAAATTTGTGTGTTGCTCTGTTAATGGTTGATACCAAAACTTATTATCATCTCCAATTGTTCCTGAGCTACCTTTGTATTGCCAATTCCCCTCTCTTATTTCTTGTGAAATTTTTTTTAATTCATTTGAGTTGTAAGTGTCATCGCCATACCAAACATTATTTACAAATTGAATCATTTAAATGTATAGACAATTACTGCCCTAGCTCCTTTTTTAGGAAAAATCATATAGTGTGGTGCAGAACTAAAACAAGCTCCCATATATTTTTTTGGTGATATTATATGTTCAACTTCTGATTTATCTTGTGATAAAACAACAGTCTTAGATACAGGATCACAGTCATTTAAATATACTAATAACTGATGATGAGAATAAGGATGATCTATGTGTATAGGACAATTCCCTGTAGCTCCTGCAAAGGTGATATTTACTGATATCCTGTATATATCTGTAAGATTATAGTTAATTAAGTCTGTAAACTCTTTTAATATTTTTAAAAATTGTTCTCCATAATTGGAGTTAAATGTCTCCCCCTCATTTCTCTCCTCAGGTCTTCTAAGTATATCATGGCCCATATATGCGTTGTTATCAGGTGGATCGTGTATTGTATGTGCATTAAAATAATATGGAAAAGAACTGCTCAATATTTGATTTTCAATAAAATCAATGCTGTCTTTTGATAAAAAATTATCTTTAGTAATAAACATTGTGTTTGTGAAAGTCATGAAAAGACACGCCCTCTTCTTCACATTCCTCTTTCCATTTTTCTTTTCTGTTTTGTAATTCACCTAATACGTCTTTTGCTTTGTCTACTATCTCACTCAACTGTATATTGTTCTGTAGCTTTGCCATATTTTCATCATTTGGTTTCCAATTCATACCTGTTGCTATACAGTGTGCACCACCCTGTGTGTCAAAAGAGAAGTTTTCGTCTCTTAAAAAAGCGTGATTAAGAAGCGTATAGACCGATGTAGGTTCTAGCGTGTATAATCTTTCCTCCCAAGTTTTGTTGAAATTAGCTTTCCAATAAGGTGTGTCAGTTCTATGAGATAAAGCGTAATGTAGAGCTACAAAATCAGCAAAAGGTTTAAATATTTTTTTACAACCGAATGTGTAATTGTCTTTGTCCCATTGACTTATTTTTTCTCTTTGCATTTGTCTTACAAGTTTAATTAAAAATTGATGAACAGTGTATAAACCATTGCTCTCCAAGGGTTCAATAAAACCAGCAGACAAACCAACAGCACATACATTTTTTACAAAAAGTCTTTTGTGTATACCTACTCTCATTTTTATTTTGTTAAATTCTAAATCTGTTTTTATGCCTAGATAATTGTGAAAGTCTGACAGTGCATCTTCATCACTAGTAAACTTATCTGAATAAACATAACCTGTACCAATTCTATTCCACAAAGGTATATTCCATATCCATCCATTGTTATAAGCAGTGCAATTTGTGTAGGGTAATAATTCTTTATCCTTGTCTTTGTAAGGTATTCTAGTTGCCCAAGCTGAATTATTTGGTAGTAAATCTTCATAGGATTCAAATGGTTCCTTAAGAGTTTCTCCAAGTAACATAGATTTAAAACCTGTACAGTCTATATATAGATCAGCCTCGTGTTTTCCATTTAGTGATTTTATTCCATCATCATCTTGTTTTATATCTTCGATATGTTCAGAGACATATTTCAATCCTTTAGGTATGCAGTATTTGTTTTTAAGCCAATCTGCAAAAAGTTTTGCATCAAAATGATAAGCAGTCTCATTTTTAAAATCAGAGTGTTCATACATCAAGCCTTGTTCTATTTGAGTCATAGCTTCATAGTTATAAGAGGCATAAGTATCGTTGGGTAAATCAGGATTAGCTATCTTACATAGCCACCAATCGTCCAATGGATATTTAAGTTCTCCAAATGGATAATGAAAGCTCTCACCTTTTTTATAAAAATCAGTAAATTTTATACTAAGTTTGTAAATTGCGTTACAATCCTTCATAAAGTCTTCGTCTTTAATATCTAAAAGATTAAGCCATGCCTTAAAACCTAATATTGTGCTCTCTCCAACACCGACAGTTTTTTCCTGAGGGGACTCTATTAGTTTTATCTCATGTTGTGGAAATAATTTGACCAATGTTGCTGCAGTCATAAAACCTGCTGTGCCACCACCTAGTATACAAATTTTCATTTTAACTCCGAATCTAGTTTACCAAAAACTCCTACAGGAAAAAGATTAAATGCTAAAGAATATCTTACTTGGTCCTCTTCGTTCTTTCCTATCCTGTGCTGTAAATAACTAGGAAATAAATACAAAGTATTAGCTGTGGGAAAAATTTTTATTTCTCTTGAATTATAAACATTCCAAGAGGTAGGTTCATTGACCAATATATCCTCATCTATTATATTTTGTCCGTTAAATATTATTGGAGTCTTTAAATTATCAAAATAAAAAACACCACAGAACATACAATTCTTATGTCTATGATAATGACCTCCGTATGCTCCTTGACCTGTCTTGGTGGACCAAGAGGTTGTTATCTTAAAATCAGTGCTGTGATATTGAAAAACATCTTCTTTATAGTGTCTATCAAATATGTCCTTAAACAAACTCTTTTCTTTTTGATGCTTATCTAATAAATAAAAATCATGTGATACTTGAGGAGGATTAGGTAAGTCTGTTTCTATGTCTCTATATTCTAAGCTTTGAACTGTTTCTTTTAATTCTTTAAAATCATAGTCAACAACTATCTTTTGAACCACTGTTGGAAATAACGGTAATGTATGTGATTCTATTATCACTTAAGTCCATTCCATGTGTCTATCTTTTGATAATTAAAAGCTAAACTTATTCTTAAATCACTGTCTTTGTGTGGTAAAACTCTGTGTAATTGATCATCATTAAAGATTAAAATATCACCAACTTCAGGTTTATGTTCTATTCTTTCTTCAATACCAAACTCTATTGAACTTGACATGGGTGTAAAATAAACCACACCACAAATATATTTTGCAATTTCGTCTTTATGATTGTGAAACTCTTGATAAAAACCTTTTTCATATATATTAACCCAAGACTTTTTTATAAATCCTTCAAAGAACTTATTATTATTAAGCATGTATTCGTGTATGCTTTCAAGAATAGAAAATTTTAATGGCCATAATTCTTTAACATTTAAAATGTTGTCAGTAAGATTGTATGATGTTCGTATATCACAATTCCAACTTACTTCGTTCATAGACTTTTTCATATTTTGTATTGTGTCTAGAGAAAGATCTATAATGTCTTTTTTTATCTGTGCCTTAAAAATATTCATAAATGATAAATTATATAAAACGTTGGTTCTTTAATTTCTTCTATTCTAACTTTCGTACCTTTGCGAACAAAGATAGCACCTTCTTTTTTTAATATTTTTATCTTACCATTTAAACTACATTTTAAAAGGCCATAAGCATTTTTTATTATAATGTTGTATTTGTAAGAAAAACTTGTTGGTTTTATTGGTTTACTGCCCAATCTAAGATATCCACTAAAGTTTAAATCTCTACCTAGTATTGATGAAAAAAGATTACAGGCAAATGTTAAATTTTTTGTTAAAGTCTGACAGCGATGTAGGACCAACTCCTCTCCTGCAAGGTATCTACAAGTATTTTCAAAAGAATCAGCAAAGTTATCTTCTTTAAAATCACTTTTTATTACCTTACCACTTAAGGTTATAACTTCCATTGAGGGTTGTTTTTCCTCATACTCTCTAGGCCACCTGTATCTGTCTGCTACTTTTTCTAGAACATCTTTTTCGTTTATTTTTAAAACTCTATATTTGGCTAGTTTAGAGAACTGATATCTAACAATGTCCTCATTGTTAATAATAGCCTTCATAAGATCCTGTAGATAAGTAACAAACTGATAACTAAGAGCTTGTTTCTCTACAATTCTTTTTTCTATAGCTTTAGGAAGTGAAGGTTTAACTAATTCCATAAAAGTCGTTTATGTCAGATGCGTACCATATTGCCAATGTAAATCTATTACCTTTAATCTCGTTTACACCATGTCTGAAAGCTCTTCCATCAAAAAACAAAGACCTACCTAGCTTAGGTGCCACTGTAAGACCATCTTCAAAAAATGTTTCTCCACCCTCATAATCATCGTTAAGATATGTTATGGATGTCATTACCGTTGAAGTTCTTGCATCATCCATGTGTAAACCATGTGAAGTGCCTTCAGGTCTATGAACTACTTGACAAAGTTCAGGAAAAGCTACTGCTCCTTTTGTGCTTAAAAAAGTTGTCATACCAAATATTATTTTTTTAGCTAACTGATCGTGTTGATCTTCTACTTGTGCTAAATTTAATGTATTTGTGCTATGCCACAATTTTGTCAGTGGCCTATTGTCTTGATATAAATTAATTAATGTATCACAGGCTGATTTATCCAACATGCCATCCTGTATTAATCTCATTATAGCTGTTGTTTAATCTCCAATACGGAAACTTCTACCATGGCTCTAGAAGCAGCATTAGCTTGAACCTTCATGCTGTCACCTTCCTGATATACCATGCTTGTGCTAATAGTGTTTGTATCTGAGGCAGACACATCAACCTGAAATACTTGTAAATCAGAACTACCATTGTTGTGATCAAAGTTTACGGTTACTGCATTACTACCATCATAATTATGAGTATTAATTGTTTTAACAATAAAAGTTGAAACAGGTGTTGGTGGTGATGCTGCAACGTTGGCCACAGGGACTGTAAACACAGTGGTCAAATCTGTTGTAGTTACATTTGTTATAAATCTTTTAAATACGTCAGCCACTTAAAAACCATGCCCTTCTTGTTGCCTCTTCTTGAGTATCGTTAGTGTAAGAACTATTTAGTTGTTGTATCATAAATTCCAATTGTCTTATCAGAGTTGAAAATTGTTGTCTTTCATATTCCTCTCCTGGGTCAGGAAATCTTTGTATAATTAATTTAGCCATTATCTTCTACCATCAGGTTGTATGTCAAATCTTTGAGTGCCTGCTCTCCAAGCTGTGCCTGTAGTGTTGGACACAAGATTAACAGTAAATTCTCTGCCTCTACCTCTTAAACTAACAAACTCTGTGCTGTCAGTAAAGGTAGCAGTCTTTATAACACTTGTGCTATTATTTGGATAGTTTTTAAATTCTAACTTTGCGTTTAAAGTTCCCTCTTGATTTTGTATGTCAGGAATTAATTTTGATACAAAAGAAAATTCATCTCCTGTTCCTATTTCTACTGCACCTGATTTTACAAAGGCAGTGATTGCAGAACCGTCAGCGTCATTACCTGTTTCATGTATAAATGATTGAGTAGCTCCTGCTGTTAGTCCAAGAATAACTTCATTGTTAGCTGTTGTTGAAGCTAAAAATTCAGTAGCTATAGGGCTATCATAAACTTCTCTATCTGTCCAAGTTGTTCTAGCCAATGTTCCTGTCCACCAAGTTCCCTCTAAATAATTATAGGCTACAATAGCGTTTATTTGATCGGATCCTGTTCTAGGATAAAACCACATAATTTCATTAAACTCACCATTATGTCCAGCAAAAGCATTTTCTGCTCCTGTTTGATTTAAATTATCAAATACAAATTGTTCCACGGTGCACGGTAATTTTTTAACGGAACCATCAAATAAGAAGAATGAGTCTTGTGACATCCAATAGCTTACACCATTAATATCGACACCAGCATGACTTCCGACTATACCACAGTTTTGACCTAACTGTCTTAAACCAAAAGTAAATGGTGGACCTATGAATTGTAGAGAGTGCAAAGAAGTATCGGTCCATACGAGTATCTGACCTCTTGATCTTTCTGCGGCCACTATTCGTGATCCGTCTGCTATTCTTAAAGAACCAGCAGTATTTTCTGCTGTTGGTTGATACGTGTTAATATCTTCTTGATCGGAAAATCTAATCAATAAATCATCTTGAGCATTTCCTGCTCCGATAGTGGCCTGAGTGCCCATAAACATTAGATGTCTATCAGGAGTAGATATCAAACTTAATCTAGAAGCTGTTGGAGCATTAGTGATTGCAGTGCATCTTGTTGATACACCTAAAGAAGTATCCCATTTAAAAGCACCACCGTTTAAAACAGTAGCTATTAGATCTTCACCAAAATTATCTAATGACCACTGTCTAGCCTCCAATGTTACGTTTGAAGTGGTGGAGGGTGTACCCCATGAACCTGATCCCCAACCATCTGTACCCCAACCGAAAGCTGAAGTTGATAAAGAAGGACCAACGTTTATTTGATACTTCATATTTCCTGTGCCACCACCTGAAGCAGTGGATCCTGAAGCAGTGCTTGTATGAGTTACAACATATGCCGCAGTGTTTACAATAGAAGTTACTTCAAACTCTTTATTCATGTCCAATCCATCTATTGCACTAAAACTGTCAAAGGTAACAAAATCACCTTTTGAAGCACCATGACCTGTATCAGTAACAACAACTGAAGTTGTGGCATTGGTAGTAAAAGGATTTGTACGAGCCTGTGTTCTTCTTAAAGGAGTAATATCAAATGCACTACCCTCTTCTATTACATATAATTTTCTGTCTGTTCCTATGGCATTATACCTTGTGCCATCTAATGCTACCCAAGAGTGTTGATCTCTTGCCACACCAACAAGAGTTGTAGATATAAATTTTTCCCAACCTTTTATTTTCTGTGGTAATCCTTGAAAAAACCTAACCATATCGCCATCAGTCCACTTACCTGCACCTGTATAATCGGTGACTTCTTTATTAATACCTGCGGCTGGTCTAAAATTTACTAGGGGCATTTGTCTAATATACTACAGTTTTATTGTTTTTCCACATCAATGTTGAAAGCCATTGATATTCTTTCTTTATCAGATTTATTAATAGATACCTCGTGATTTACCATAGCAGGAAATATAACTAACATATTATTGTCTAGCTCCACTTTATCATTAAATTCAATAAGCTTCATGATAGGTTTAGGATCAGGCACAGTGGTATAGAAAGCAGCAGACCAATGAGACGGATAATGAGCATGATTTATAGAATAATCATTTGTATTGTGTCTCATTCCCCAAGCATCAGTCACACGATATATGAAGCTATCTCTTCCATGAGAACTTCTTAATTTAACTATTGAATCAATAGTAAAGATTGCTTTGCTAATCAGATCTGCACACTCTTGTACGTCCTGTAAAGCAGAATAAGAGGTCATATTACCTTTTACATTGGTAGACTTATTCATCTCATCTATTTTTGTTTTATCTCTAAGGACCTTATCAAGTTTGTACAACTCTTCTTGAGATAAATAATCTCTTATAATATAGGCAGAGTATAAACTATGAATAGAAAACTGTATTACTTCTAGTTTCATTTTATCTTTATCATAAAGGCTAAAACCTTTCTTTCTACAAATGTAAAATCATGTGAGGGTGCATGAGGTCTTTGTGAGTTGTATATAACAAGTCTATTGGGATACGCTCCCACGGTTATGTCAGGATACTTATCCCAAATATTTTCAAAGAAAGCTGTTCCTCCATCTATTGTTTGATCAAAAGGTAATACTGCTGCTAAATCACAATGAGAATCCTGATGTATGTACCCATATTTTGTGTTGCATTTTGATTGTTGTATTTCTGATGTTATAATCTTTCTTGCAATAGTTAAGACATCAACAGGGGTGTCTAAATAGTCAGATAACAATTTTTCAAATATTATATTTTCATTTTCTTTAAGTACATATTGATAACAAGGATATGCCTGTAATCTATTGCCATAGAATATTTCTGTAGGTTGGTATGTTGCATAAAATTTATTATTATTGAATAAATTAAGTGTGGAGTTGTAAACCTCTAACGGTAAAAATTGTGGCTTTAATAATATAGATCCTTCTTTGATAGAATTAAGCATTTTCAATAAATATATTAATTGTCATTCTTCCATCTTCTACCGAAGATCCATAATTTTTTTTTGACATGTGTTTTATGTTACCATCAAACATTACAGCTCTATTGTGTATAAAACTTATATTATCAGTAAGATTCTCATTATTATCAAAAAAACACGTTCCTGACTCTAAATTAGTTTCAGATAAAAATACTAATATTGTTTTTCCTCTATCAGTGTGTATCCAATCATCTCTATCATCTTGAAATCTAACATGACAATATACTCCTGCTTGATCATCTAACTTTATGCCAAACTTATCATAAACATTGTTTACAATATTTAGATAAAAAAAAGGTGACTCTTTGCTTAGTTGTAAAGTTCTTCGCCCTGGAAAATCTACATACTTACTAGTAAATCCCATGAGATTTTTATAATCCGATGACTCATGAAAAGTAAGTTGTTTTGCAAATAAATAGTAATCTCTACTGTATACACTAAAAAAATTATTTATTATTTTGATCATCTGCTTTTGCTACTAAAGTACCAACATGCCCTTTAAATGCTCTATTTCCAAAATGAGTTAATGGACTTGCTAAATCTGCCCAAATTTCTCCACCAAGTTCTTGCCATAATCTCGAAAAGTAATAGTCCTCTGATAAGTATCTTTTTTGACCTAAAGTTTCGTAAGGACCAACTGCAAACAAATCATAACAATTATCTGACTTATAAGAGCCACCGTTTACAATTTGATCAGACTCATACTTTCTCTCAGGATAAGCTTTCATCATTTTTCTTATGACTTCTCTTTTTACTAACATCATTCCTGTAGCGGCTTCTTGTACTTTGAAAAATCCATTCTCTCCTCTTATATTTTTAGGATCATCAAAGTTAATATTATAACCTAGTATTCTAGCCTCTAGGTCATCAGGACTTATATTAGGATCTTCTTGAATCCATTTACTAGCCTTTTCCAAATGTAAATGTTTTCTAGGATATACTCCACAAGCAATGTCTTTATCAGCACAAATCAGTCTCTCAACATTTCTCCAATTAAATCCAATATCTGCATCTATAAAAAGTAAATGAGTTGCAACATAATCTTGTGCATCCATCATCATTGACACAAGTGTATTTCTTGCTCTAGTTATTAAGCTTTCATTACCCATGGTCTGTATTCTCATTTGAACATCTTTTTCTTTTGACATCGACCATTGTTGTAGTTCCAATAAACCGTGTAATGTAGCCTCAGATAACATTCCACCATACATAGGCATTCCTAAAAATATTTTAAAGTTTTTTTCTTTTAGTTCTTCAGGTTTAATCATATTCTTTTTTACTCCATATTTTATTTCTATAATTATCAGCAAACTCTTTAAAAAAATTTGTATGATAATCCTTTGATTCTAAATCATGATCATGTGTCTCCATTTGCCATGACTCTCTTTTAAAAGGCACTACCCATACTATAGGTAAGCCAACAGGTATTGATACTTCTTTTTCAAATCCTTTTAAAAGGAAGGGAAAATTAATATTCATTTTGTATTGATCTGTATCAACAACACCTTCTGCTAATCTAAAAGGTGATGGATTATTTGGGGGGTTCAAAAACATACAACTATATCCCTTAGGAGTTTCTATTCTCCACGGATTATCAAATTTTAAAGGATGTTTTATTTCATTGTCATTATAAAAATCATCATTCACTTGCCAAGCCAAATGAGTTTTAATACCTGAGTCAAGTTCATAAGCCTCTCCTTTTTCTAAATTTTGATTGTATCTTATATCTAAAACACCAGGTTCACGCCATGTTATTAATACTTCAAAGTTGTTTACAATATAATATCCTGATGTCAGAGCATCCAAAAAAGGAACACATCTTTTAACAGATCCACTTTCTTTTTTACCCATTGGAAAATTTTGCATTTTCTTATACCACAGAGGCACTTTCTTCTTGGAAGGTATAGGTTTTTCTAAAAGAGAAAAATGCTTACTATAAAATTTTATTTTTTGCCTAATACGAAACAACTTGGTAAACCTAAAAAATCTCTTCCATCAAATGGTGGTTCTTTTTGATCAGCTCTATTATAATGAAGAAATACTTGTGAGCACCTGTCTCCTTCTAAAGGCTCTCTCCAATGCTCTAATAAGTTGCCTTTATATATCAACATATCACCAGGTCCTAAATCTACCTTAATACCTTTAGTATCTTCAGAAATATATTTAGTACCATCATCTGTGCCCTTTGTTTCATCAGGCTCTAAATAAATTGGCCATGAATCTCCCCCTAAATTAAGAGTGGTAGATATTTCACATGCAAATCTGTCTTTATGCCTTGGTAATTTTTGACCTTTTAAATACACACGAGCATAAGAATAATTAGGTGTTAATTTAATACCTGTTTCTTTTTCCATTAAAGGATGTAAGGCGTTGAGTAAAACTTCCATGGCTATATCTGCATAAGCAGAAAAAGCACCTGGAACTTGGCCATCATCAAACACTCCGTAGTTTTCCTCATAAGGTGATATCATTCCACTCTCAAACATTTTTGCTGTGACTTTCATTTTCATATTAAAATATTCACATACAAAACTAGCTATCTCCTCACTAATAGCTTTGTTTATTATAATGTAATTATCTTGTTCAAATTTGCTCATTCAAAATCCTTTCCTCTAAACCATGTTACTAAAGAATATCTAGTCCCCTGAGTGACTTTTTTTACTTGATGCCACATATGACTAGGAAAAACAATTATAGTTCCTTGATTAAACCATTTTTCTTCACTATCTGTTTTATCTTCCAACTTTTTAATGGGAGACATTTGTGGATTACATATTTCTAATTGTCCACCTTCATACTCAGAAGAGTCAGTTAACGTGCAAACTAAAGATAATTTTCTTTGTAAACCATCTCCAATGGTATCAGGTCCACAATCTTGATGCCAACCATAAAAATGACCTTCTTTATATTTTGTAAATTGATACTGTTCGGATGTATCAATATTGAAATTCCAATCTGCAAATTTGTTTGCATCCATAGCACAATTCCAAAACCAAATATTAAGCCATCTTAGTTGTGGAATCCAAGCTATTCTAGAATCTCTAATTTTTGCTAATTTCTGTTTATTTTCCTCAGTGCCTTCACTTGTATCAGATGTAACACCGACATTTTCTTTTAAAGAATTACCATACTGAATTATTTGTTGGCACACTTTTGGATTAAGTGCTCTGTCGTAGAACCAATAATTATTTTCTAAAAACACTAGGAAGGTTTAGTAGGCCATGCTGTATCTGAACCATCTAAGGTTACAGTAAATGTTGTGTTACTTGCAGGAAAATCTCTCAATGCCTGTCTATATGTTGCCCATTCTGCTTTCTTTGAATCTGTTAAAGGTGAGTCAGCTAATTGTGTCCAATCACAAGCTGATAATTCTAAGTCTCTAGCTTTTCTTAAATCATCGATGCCATAAGTATATGAGTTAGCAACATCACCATTTTGAAACCACCAACCCTGTACAACACTGTCATTTGTTGTTTCATGCCAACCTACAACCTCTGTGTCAGAAACTTCTATTACTTTAATATCATTAATCTTACACCACTTAGCCATTATGTATAATACTCCGCATATCTAAACATTCCTGCAGTGCCCGGTTGACCTGATCCTCTATTTCCTGGTCTGCCAATACCACCTGCTCCTACTGTTACTGAAACTGTTGCACCCCTTGTGAAAGGTCCTGTGATATCACTGAAAGCACCACCTGCTCCACCACCACCACCATTCTCACTAGATCCTGGATCACCTGTTCCACCGTTGCCTAATGGAGAGAAAGGATTTGTTCCTCCTGATCCACCACTATTACCACCGATACCTGGAGAGCCATTATTTCCTGGAGCACCACCTAGCATACCACCACCTGATCCACCTGCTCCACCGTTTGATCCTGGATTTGGAAAACCTGCGGCACCTTGTGATCCTGCGGCACCTGTCATGCCCAACCCTGAAGTTGAACCACCGGGCTGTCCTTGCCCTTGACCAAAACCGTGTCCACCACAGCCACCTGATCCGCCACCACCAACAGCAATTGCGATAGCAAATAAAGTATCTGCTCTAGTCGAAATATTACCTGATCCTGTAAGTTGGGTTATAGATGTTACGTTACCTACTGCTCCACCACCTGCATCAGCAAATTCTAAAGCCGCACCTGGTGCTGTAACGCTAAGAACTTGTCCTGCTGATCCTAGTGAGGTTAATCCTGTACCACCCTTAGCAGTTGTTATTGTAGGTAATCTATCGATTGCTACTGTTCCTGTTGCAATGTCATCTCCATCTAAATTTGTAAGTGCAGATCCATTAAGTGCTGGTAAGGTTGCAGGAAATCTTGCGTCAGGAATTGTTCCTGATGCTAAATCTGCTGCGTCTAAATTTGTTAAATTTGCTCCACTTACTGCTGGTAAGGTTGCTGGAAATCTAGCGTCTGCTAAAGTACCTGAGCCTAATGCTCCTGCATCTGTGGAAGAAAGAATTTCTACGTTAAAGTTTGATGCACCATCACAGAACACTGTGGTTTTTGCACCTTGAGCAATAGCAATACCATTTGCAGTATGCCCTGTTGCTGCAATTGTTAGAGTTTGAGAACCTGATGTATTGTTAAAAAAAGAATATTTACTTTCTGCGGCAGGAATAAATACAACAATGTCGCCTGTTAAGGCACCTGTTAATTCTATTGTTCTATTTGATGATTCTGCTGTATCTGAAGCATTTGCTGTAGAAAGTGTAATGTTAGCTGATCCTGCAACTGACTTTGAAAGATAACCTGACACGAAAGCGTCAATGACATCTAAGTTATTATTAGTATTTGTGCCCCAAGTATTAGCATTGGCACCTGTTGCCATTAACTCTAATTTAAGTCTATCTGAATAATTACTTGACATGTTTAAACCTCACTAAAATATATATATTTTAACCTTATATTCAACTCTATTTTGTAAATATATTATTGCCTAATATTAAAGCGTCACATTGAGAATTGTCAAACATTTTTTTGGTAACCTCAAAACTTCCTGTTATTGGATATCCAGGTAAATTCATAGAAGTATTTAATAATATTGGAAAACCTGTAATTTTATCAAAACTATCTAATAAACTATAAAATATTTTATTATCAGATGAAACCGTTTGTATTCTACAAGTGCCATCTGCATGAGTAATTGACTGCAAATTAAAAGGATCAAGACAGTGAGCCTGATATAACATATATGGGCTCTCCCAATCCAATTTAAAATAATCTTTATACTTATCTAATTTTACACTAGCCCCATAAGGTCTATACCATTCTCTTTTTTTTACTTTTTGATTAACCATTTCTTTTGCGTATCTAACATTTGGATTTACCAATATTGATCTATTACCTAAGGCTCTTGGACCAGCCTCTCCCTTACCTTGATACCACATTATAACTTTACCTTGTGCCAATAGTTCAGCAGTTTTATTTATTGTATCTTGTGTAGGGTCTTCAGGACTCTCGTCTTCTTGAATAAAAGGATAATTAGATATTTCAATTGGAGGATAATCGTATATTTGTCTTACTGCTTCAAGAGCTCCTATCGATAGTCCTCCATCATATCCGACAGGATTAATTTCAATGTTTGAAAACTTTTCTCTTAATTTGGTATTGATAACAATGTTTTGCATTACACCACCTGAATATGTGAAGCTATCATCATTTTTAAAAAAATTTGACAAATAGTCTTTAAATAAATTAGAGTATCTATAATGAAAGGTTTTAACAAAATCCCATGTATCTTTTGGAGTCAAAAATTTATTTAATACATTCTCTAAGTTATTGTATTCAAGTGTTATATGAGAATGTTCTAATCCATACTTATTCATAAAATTAAGATAGGTTTGATTAAGTTCACCGTAGCCATTGAAAGCCATGATTTTACCTGCATTATCAAAATGATAAGCAGGTCCTACCCCCATGAAAAAACCCATTTCATCCAAAGCTAAACCAAAAGACTTACCATCTATAGGATCGTGTTTTGTGTCTATAATTTCTTTATCATGTAGTACAGATATCCATCTTCTATGATTACCCTGACAGTCAGATACAAAATGATTTTTAGTTTTATTTAAAGAAGATAATGCATGTGCATAATGATGATCAACATTAAAGGTAGGTATGTCTAAATTAAAAATATTTTTTTGTTCAACAACATCGCTTTTGTTTTGATGATAGTTGCCATTATAATTATTGTTTAAGGAGATACCTATGGCTTTAATATCAGATGTATCATAATGAAATACATCTTTTAAAATTTTTTTCCATTCAAAAAGATTGGGATTAGAATAGTGCTTAACATTAAAGTATCTCTCTAATTGTAAGTATTTAAAATTTTTTCCATCAAATGTACACATGTTTGCATCATGTCTACATATATATAGCCCTACTAAAATTTTTGACAAACTAGGCTGCGTCTACCTCTGTCCAAGTATTACTTGCACCTGTTACTACATTTGCCCAAGGTGTTGCAAAAGGATTACCTGTGACTATTGTTAAATCTAATCCTGTAACATTTACGACAGCCTCAGCTATTGGAGTTGGTGTGCCTTGAGCAAAACTTAAAGCAACAGTAGATACACTTACTGTAACTCCTGTTCCTACCTCTACAGTTTCAGTTCCAAGGCTAAAGCTAGAAGATAAACTACCAAGGGTTACTAGTGCATCAGCTTGTGGAGTAACTGAACCTAGAGCAGTTGTCATTGTAACTGCTGTAGGATCTACTTGTGTGAAAATATCAATAACAGGTGTGCCAATAGCAAAATCAAGTTGATCCGAAGGTGCAATAACACCAACACTACCCTCACCTGAAACAGTAACTCCTGATAAAGCGACTCCTACAGTTAAGCTATCTAATGTTTCTACAACTGTTCCTGTTTGAGATGTAGTGCCTAACGCACTTGTCATTGTAACTGCTGTTGGACTTACAATAACTCCTGTTCCAACTTCTTGTGTGGTTGTACCCAAAGAAGTTGACATTGAGACCCCTGTAAGGTCATGAATAAATTCTATGTTTTCATTCCATGCGAATGAACCCCATGTATTTCTACCCCAACCTGCGTCTACTGTACCTGAACCTGTTTCGTCACCTGCAGTAAAGGCCATAGAAAGGCTAGGTAGTACAACACCTGTACCTTCATTAATTACTAAACTACCTGATAACTGTGTTTCAAATGAAACACCCGTTGGAAAAATTCTATGTTCGTTTACACCTTCTGCAGTGCCTAAAGCAGAAGTTACTTGAAGTGAATCAAGTGTAATTGTGACATCACCAACAAAAGACTCAGTGCCTAATGCTGTTGTTGTAGATAATCCACTAACAGATACTGTAACAGAGCTTTGT